ACTTCAACGCCGTCAACAGCCAATAACAGTGCTTCTAACACTGCATTCTCGGCCAGTCCCATTGACCTACCAACAGCTCCTACGAGCCATTGCTGGAACATATCTTGGTCTTCTAGGCCTTCCTCAGTCACTGGAAGGTATCCACCTTTCTTGAGCATCGTTGCATTCTTCGCACCGAAAGCGTTTTGAAGGTCAGTGTATGCGCCTTCTTCAGCGATTGTCGGGGCAACCACGATTGCGGTTGTCACGGCAGGTACACTAAAGGTCAGCTTGTCGGTCTGAAAAATCTTCATGCCCGCTTTACGAACAATCGAATACTCAGCTCGTAGAGCCTTGATTTGGTCCGCTAAGTCTGTCGGAACCATGGGGCCAATCTCTGCGCCTTCTGATTCTTCAAGTGCGGCACGACGAGCGGGAGAGTTGTGAGGTGTTCCACCTTCTGCAACCGTCTTCCCGTCTTCAATAAGGCCACGCATGAACGAGAAGGTTTCGAGCTTATCAGCCTCTAATCCCTTATCTGCCGTAATCTTATTGACGTTGAACGTACTTCTATACTTAGCGGAGGTTTCAATCTCTGATTTGATTTCAGCCTCTACCTCGACACGAAGGGCCGCACGTTCTTCGGCCTTCGCTTCTTCGACTGCCTTCTGGGCTTCTAGAGCCTCTGCGACAGCCTTTTCAATTTCTGTACTCATTGTATCTCCTATATCTTTACTAATCGTACGCTTCGCTTCGTCTTCGTTCTTATCCTCACCGGCCTCAAACGACTCTGGAAGCTCTATTTCACACTCTTCAAATAATGCACGTAATGGCATCACTACGGCATCATCGGATACGGGGGTTCTTCCTTCTCCCCCATCAAATACACTTAGTTCTGCAATAGGCCAAACAGTTACCTCACCCGGAGTGGGTGAACCGTCTTCCCTATTCGGGGGGCGAGTAAGGTAGTTCACACTGCCCGTACTTGCCCTGCACGTTCCATCTAGAGCGGCATTCCATGCTCGATTTGCCAGCTCACTATCATCAAGTTCAGTCCTCATCCACAGTCCTTTATCATCAATCTTAGTAACTGCGGCTATCCCTATCTCCATGGGGGTATCTAATTGTCGCTTCTTAGGGCTAAATCCATGCATATAAAGGGTAGGTCGTCTGTCGCCAACGTCACACATGAAGTCAGTTCGTGCGCTTAGGAACTGCCCAAGACGGTCTAATCGAGATAAACTACCAAAGGGAGCGGCTAAAACTTCTAATATGCGCTTCCCATCAAACTCGAATGCCCTTACTGCTCCGGCATCTGCAAATCTCATCTTAGTGTCTACCATAATCGCTCCATCTTGCTCATAATATGCTTTATTAGCTTATCCATCCTTGTTACAGCCACATCCATCAATCTCTTCCATCCTTGAGCACCGTGATGAGCTAATTGCTCCTCACCTTGCACATAACCGGCATAAATAGCCGAATTGCCGATAGTCACGTCCAACCCATACAACCTATGATACCATGACCTTCCTAGATGTCCAGTTCTGGGGTATCCAGAAGGACGTGGATACTGTGCCACTTCTCTAATAACTCCTACAGCAAAGGGACCAAGTTCGCCCTTGAGAAGCTCTTTGGGACGAAGGGCCTTCATATCCTTATTAAATTCTTTCAAATCCTTTGGCCTAATCTCAGCAGTTATCATACAAACGCCAACTTCACGTCTTCAAGGGCTGAACTGTCACTTAGCTTCGCTCTTATTGCCATTTGCTTGCTTTCAGCTATTTCATCTGTCTCGAAATCAACATTAGCACCCTTTCCGGCTTTGAATGACTTATTAGCCTTCCTACGCCATGCTCTAAGGGTCTCATCTTCCGAAGTAAGGCTTACTTCGAGCTGTTCCGGCACTGGTTCTTTCTCTTCTGGCTCAGGCCAACCCATCTCAGATGCTACGAACTCTCTCGTAACAATGCCCTGCCTTTCAGCTTCAGAGAGCCTATCCCACTTCAAATTGGTGTCTTCCTGAAGGATATGGAGCTCTTCTGACGCAAATTCGAACTTCACACCCTCGTCTACATGTTGTACAAGGTCTTGATTGATTGTATCTTGATAATAGACCGAGCGGGGTAGTGTTACGTCTTCAATCATGAATTTGCGGGCTTCTTGAGCATTAGCATAGGTAGCTTCCTGCATATTACCCACTAAGATGCTCGGTACCCGATAAGCAACACAAATACCGCCTCTCGCTTGGTCTCTGACCCCAATAATCGCATTCTCTTTCAATGATTTAGAAAGGATTTGCGCTTTCAATCCCCTATCAGCCATTGCTACTTTATGAGCGTTTCTATACCCTCTGAACTTAGTATTCCACCATAATAGCACCTTATTCATCTCTGGAGTGCTTACAGTCTGCTCTGTAGTAAGTAATAGGCTAGGGGTAGCGTCATTCTTGAAGAATGCATCAATATACTTCGATGCTTCATTCTCTACATCAATATCAGTCTTGGCTACCTCTGTAACTGCTACTCCAGCCCCTAAGTCGTCATCAGGATGATATTCCCGGAAATAAACAACCTCTTCACGTGGAAATCGGTTCACAACTTCGCCTTCTATGGTCTGTTTGAACTCTGATATCCCATCTTTCGATTTTATCACTTCAATCGTAGTGGGGTTCAGCCGCTTCAATATGTCTACGTCCCTAAGCCAAAATGCCTGCCCACACAGCAATAAATCAATCTCTGTAGCATGTATAGCCTCTGCATAGTTGCTTTCAGGTCCAAACTTCGTAAGCATGTCGATAAGGGGGTGCTTCTCTATAACCTTATCATTACGAGTTATCTTCCATGGTAAGTTAGCTAACTCTGTTCCTCTAATGTTCATGCAGGCATTAGCCCACGAACTCTTACTGTAATATCCGCCACCCTTCCGCTTACCGTCAGTCAATTCATATAGACCAGCTCTGAGTTCTGCTGTCCACGGCAAATCCGCTCTGAAAGCGTTGCGTGGCGTTACAATCCTTGATTTCATAATCGCTCCATATTATCCTAAAGTGAAAGTGCCAGTTGTTGCCTGTCTCAACATCAGCATCCGAGCCACAACAGAATCGTCGTTTAGACCAGTTGGTGCGTTATAAGTCACGTTTCCAGCTGGTGTTACTCTCATCTCATAAGCCTCTAATTCCAATCTAGCATAATCAATGTCTAACCACTTCCAACTCGATTGATTGAGTGCTAATCTAAGGGCCTGAACTATCTGTGCCTTGCTGGCATTCGTTGTATCAAACGCCTGTACAGCTATTCCATCCTGTCTCATCTGTTCAATATTAGGTAGGCCCATCGCATTAGCTTCAGCGAGTATCTCTATATCTGGACTAAAACTATCCAAATAGCCCTTTATCTTATCTCTCTGGGTCGGATAGTCTACCTTGGTAAACCTGTCTAAGAATAGTTCTATACCGCAAGTGGCACAACCAATGCTCAAACAAGTATAATCCTTCTGTCTGCCCCAATCCAATCCGGCTACTAATCTATGTCCTTCATGAGTCTCTGTTCCAGCAGGGATGAAATCCTCTGGCTTGAGGCTGAATACGCTTCCTTCACCCTCAACGAACTCACCCAGTATCTCCTGCCTATAATCTATATCATCCATGTCCTGCATCATGTCTTCCAATGCACTCTCAGATAGAAAGGGATTCTCCAAGGATGAAGCATTGAATACTGCCCATCTCTCTGTATCTGCTAGTGCTTTCAAATAAAGCAGATAGAAGTGATTGCGCTTATCGGGTGAGGAGATAAACACTGCATCTCCGTCATTATCCAATAACATGGGTGCTCCTACCTTCTCCCATATCTCAGGGTTCTGATAGGCGTACTCATCTAATATAAGGTAATCAGCATAGTCTCCTCGAAGGTGGTCAGGTTTGAATGCGGTTCGAGCCGCTATCACACCACCACTTGGAAACGTTAGATTACGCTTGGCAAGGTTCCTATTGACTGTATTGATTGCTATTGCATCAGCCAACCATTCTGTACACATATCCCAATAAGCATCTGTCTGGGAAGTAACAGGGGCACAATATAACACTTTACGCCCTGCACTCGCTAATTGAACTGATTTGCGAGCTACTAACGTTGTCTTACCAAATCGCCTGCCTGTTGGTACTACTATGCGCTTCTTGGTGCAGGCTTCTATTAGCTTCTGTTTAGCATGAGGAGGTGGTAGCCTAACTACTAACTTCTTCATTAGGTGACAGCCCTAACAGCCGACTCGGAGGAGCATCGCCATCAGGGCTGTTCATCCACATCATCAATAACCTCAAGTCCTTCTATTTGGGTTATCTGTTTATCTATAAATAATGCATGTATCTGACCAGCTAACTTCAATGCACGTAGTCTATCCTGTGCCTTATCACCACTCTTAGCTATATCTTCTATGCGCTTGCGTATCTCGGTAGGGGTCATAAGCTCAGCTTCAATAGCTTTATGAATAATAGCATTTGATAGCAGTCTACTGCCAGTTACTTGTGCAGAACGCGGAGAATACCCAGCACGTATAGCCGCCTGAGTAGCGTTGAAGTCTATTAAGTATTCTTGAATAAAAGCTCTCTGCTTCCTATTCATATACCTCCATACTACTATTATACCATATTCAGAGCTGTCTGTCAAGGGGTATTCAGACTTATCCGATTAGGTTTATCTTGATATCTATAGTCATATATCCGGTAGGGATGTCCAAGGTGGTGTGGTATGAGTTATCGGAATGAGTCTTAGCGTCGTACCACCTCTGGTCCAGTACCTTATTCTTATCAAAATCGTGCCAATCATACTGCCATAGCTTCACTTCCTCCTTGGGATAGTACAATGGCATACGTGGGTAGGATGTAGCGGAAGGCCATGAGAGCCAGATATCAGCAACTCTAGACACCTTCTCTGGATATCGTATAACACTGTTCAGGAAGTATAGATTAGCGTACAGGAGCCAATCACCCGGCTGTTCGAGAAAATCCATCACAAGGTTCGTATACTGATGATTGCTCAAGGGGCCCTGCCATTCAGCGTCTAAGGCGTTTGGGAGCGTATCGCCTCTCAAACCCTCAGTATTATCCATGAAATACTCATATTGTTCATTACCATCCTGATAGCCGTCCATGATGGGGTCTAGGAAGTGGTACAGAGAGTAAGGCTTACTTAGCTCTCTAGCCTGCTCTACGCATTCCTCCATACAGTCATCTACCATCCATGTGCCCTGTGTGGCTTTGAATATAAAGCCATCCCAAGAGGCGTACTTGCTCAGGTCTACCACACCATAATCCCAATTCCAGTGTGAGAAATCGCCTATGCTAGTCACTTATGACCTCCAATGTCTCTACAAAGAGTCTCTTTATCTCTTCTAATAATCGCTTTATCTCTTCAAACTGTGCTTTAGTCACCATTTCCTCCCATAACTCTACGTACCTCACAGCAAGTTTCATGGTCCATACGCTTCTTGCATATTGTACAAATCCATCTGAAATCCACTGGTCCTAAATGGGCTGGTCGCTTACGGTGCTTGTATTCATCTGCTATCTTATATTTCTTCTTCATCCTGTTACCTCCATTCATTTGATGTTGTATACATTGTATTCGTTCAGAGCGAAGCGTCTATTAGACGTAGTTCACCCTTACCAGAGGAGTGAACTAAATTCACCAGTGTGCTCCATGTTGCTTCCGCTCGTTACTGCTATATCTCGGTAGGATTACACACTCAGTTGGGTCTCTAAAGTGTTGACGAGTAGGTATTTGTTTCAGCAGTTCCTTATTCTGCCTTCTGGGTCTTGTTATGCGGCCCCAAACCGCTTGTTCACTAATTTAGATTGTAGGGGGGTTGGGTGGACGGAGAGGACTCACTCAACCCCCTGCCCCTAATAGCTTTCCCTATACCGTA